TTGATAAACAACAATATTATAAAGCATTTGTACATTATCTAATAAATCTACAATAGAAGCAGGAGAGCCAGAAGTATTACCCTTCACACATCCTACATAAGACAATGGAGTTTTACCTGGATTATCTATACTTCTTACTTGATTATCTCTTCTTCTTGCGTTTACTAAAATTTTACCTCCAATTTTTGTAGCTTCCCAAACATCATCCACCCATTTAGTTTCTATCCTATCACCTTTTCTTTTTCTATAAGTGTCTTTTACCATTTTTCTAAATGGTCTATTAGGATCATACTTATTGTCAGATAATTTGAATTTAATTGCTCTAAGAGATTTCCACTCTGCAGTTACCACTCTAATTCTAGTTTCTTTTCCGTGTCCAGCGTCAATCCATTCTAAGCTAGAGTTGTAATTATTCATATCTCCACCAGCATAAAGATTTCTCATTTTATCTAACTCTTCTAAATCTTTAGTAGTTAAGCTATCTTTAAACTCATCGTTTATTTCATTAACAGATATCCATCTTTCTTCACCCACCCAACTACAGTCATCTAAGTAATCTGAATGTGCAGAGCTATCAAATATTATATTTCTAGGGTCAACTCTCCTTACGTATGGATCTCCATTTTGAATACTTACTTTATGAAACTCTTTTGATGTAACTAATAAGTCTCTAAATCCTTCCTTAAACACGTCTTTTAGATTATACCTATTAGATATATACTCTAATCCATCTTGAGCTGTTTCTTCTATCATCTCACGATAGTTGTATTTCATATAAGTTTCTATATCTTCTGGTACAGGAATACCTTGCCCCTCTTCTTTAACATCAACTTTCATAGTCTCTCTCATCTCTTGATGAAATTCATCTAAAAGCTCTCTCATCATTAAACTTACTTTATGATCTTGCTTTCTAATTACAGCAGCTTTATTAACTGTAGTAACTTTCATGTCAATAGGTCTTCTTATCTCTTCTCCAATTAAAAGATCAATCTTAGGTGTTATGATAGGATAATTAACCAATCTAGCTGGATATGTTAATCCATATTGCTCAGTTATATATTTATAGTCGCCTTGGTTTAATTCTCCATTATAGATTTGATAATTTCTAATATCTCTATTTCTTGAAGTAGAGTAATCACCACCTTCTGAAGCCATGTAGCTTGTAATTGCATTTAAAACTTGCTCGCACCATTCGTCATTTTTTTCTTTGTCTGCAATAACCATTGATGGCATTGATGTGTATTTCTGATCCATAATTTTATTTTATTTCTGTAGGGATTCCATTATATCCCATTTTATAATATTTAAATCCTATATCCTTCACCTTTTCTTGTATAGACGCCTTCATTCTATAATTATCTATATTATGAATTAAACACAAACCAAAAGCCATAGCCCTATCCGTATTTTGCAATCCATAATTAGCAAGCTCATCTATCAAGTCAATAAACCATATGTCTTGAGCACTCTCTCTTAAATAATCATCTATCAAATCTTCCATAAGAGCTTTAACCTGCTTATTCATATGCACACCATACCTGTTTCTAGTTTTTGTACCAGGGTTATGTGCAGACTCTGGCTTTTCTTTTAAATACTTTAGCGCATTCATACGTTTAAAGTAATCTAATATACCTATCTTTGTATACTCTACCAGCATTTTAGAGTTATAATACACAGCGAGCTTTAAACAACCATCCCAAAAATCTTCCTTCTTAGGAGGCCTATCTGTATATTCTGCAACCACGTAATCGCTCGGCATTTCTGTATTTGCAAATCTACGATAAATTATTGCACTACCCAAGGAATCTGATGCTCCAGCTTGATCTTGATCATAACTATCAATACCACCTATGTCTAAATTCTTATATTCTTTCTCTGGATGTGCTAATATTTTGTATGGACCAGTAGGGTGTGGCCTCCAAGTTACTTTAGGTTCACCCTCTCCTAATTGCCAATCTAAAAAGCCTTGTTGTATTTGACTTCTATTGTCTTTACTTGATAATATTCTAGATCTTTGTGCGTTAAGTAATGCAATATCAAACCTTGAAGAGTGAGTATTTAAAAATGCCTCCTCTACAGTTAAAGGGTAATTCTGTATATGTAAGTTATATGCCTCATTATCTCCAGATTTCTGTATATCCTCTCTATCTGCTATAAGTTTTTCTCTTGCACCCTTTTCGTCTTCTACACCTGTATCTATATCAAAGAAACCATAGTATGCTTTTGATGCTGGAATAAACATAGGGATTAGATTATAAGCATCATGACTATAATACATATCCATAAAATCTTTAGACGCTTTAGATATATCCCCTCCAGTTCCACCGACAATAGGTACTCCAAACTGAATATCTCCATCCATGAAACATGCTTTAGATGACATGTAAGCGTTCTTAAGTTTTTTAAATTCCCCTGCTTCTTCAAATATCATTAAGGAAACCCTTTCTCCTTTGAATACTTCAGGATTATCCATTGTTCTACATATAATGTTAGATTGATAGCCACCTATCTCCCACTTACCGTCTTTATTCTTTTGTTTGTATCCAGATCTCATTATACCATCAGTGTCTTTAAGTACAGAGTGTTTAAAGTTAGGGTGTATACCATTAAGACCTTTTCTAGTTTTATCAAAGAATGCGTCAGCTGTAACTTGCAGTCCAGCAGCTACACCTACATCATTAAAAGGATAGAATGTATATTCATGAGCAACAGCACCAGAGTTCATATAAGAAAACCCTTTATCCCTAGCTTTAATAACAATCATCCCTTTACCTTCTTCTTTACACAGCTCTATTGTATCAAAATACTCATGATCCATAGTTCTATACCAAGGATGTATTAAATTCTTACGATTACCTGATGTTCCGTCATTACCTAGTATCATATAGTAATTTAGATAGAAATAATACTTACCAGATATTTCTTTCATACCTTTAGGTTTATACCCATGTAAACATCTATCAGTTTCTTGAGCCCAATACTCTTGATATGCCACTGAGTCGGGATTTAAATCAGGATGACCACTATTTGGTATAGGACGATATCTTTGTGGATCAAATTTTATCTTACCCATATCTTAATCGTTTAGTCTTACCTAATCCAAAAGTTCCTTTAGATTGTTCTTTCTTTTCTATCTTCATATGATATCTTTGTGCTAAATCTACACCATGTAGCTTCATAGCTAAGTCGTGATACTCAGCAGCCTTATCCATATCTGCTTTATTGTAAAACTTAACATATCTTGCATAAAGATACTTAACATCATGTTTTGTTTCTCTTTTGCTTCTAGCCATTACAGTTCTTTTATTTCTTTTCTTCTTTCTAAAAATGACAACCCTTTATCTCCAGCTATCTTTTGTCTCTCTCCCCTTCTGTCTATAGCATCTAATAGAGACTGTCTAGTCTTAAGTATCTTTTCAACCCCTATCATTAGCTTCTGTAATAACTCAGCATTCTCTTCATCTAAATGCATTCCATCAATAAGAGCTGTAAACTGATTGATCTTATTGTTAAACGCTATAAGCTGCTCATCTAAAGGATCAAACTGTAATTCTGTATATTTCTTACAAGCTGCTTTTATAGATGCGTCTTTAGACCCCTTCCAAGTATAAGTATCATATAAGTCTTTAGAAACAGCCTTAACTCTTTCATTTTCACTGTAGTGCCTATATGGGCTTTCATAGTCGCAGACTAGGGCAACCCACTTGAGGGCCGTAGGCCCGAATTTTTCCTTCTTAATGAGTGTAAGAAATTCTGGCACGCCAGTACATCCGTCATCATCCTTATAAATATCGCCTTTCCTGTTGAGTTTTAATAAATACATTATTTAGTATATTCTAATTGTAATTTAAACATATATCGTATAGGACTAGTGTGCTTAGGAGTTTTACCATAAATAACACTCTCAATTGTAAAGTCTGGATTATCTTGCATATACCAATTAGATTTTATAACTCTAAACCCATTGTCTTTAGATCTTCCAACAATCCACTTCTCATCTTCCATTAAATCGTCTAAATCTATATAATGCTTTTCTAGAAAATAAAACTCATCTATTGTATACACCTTACCATCCTCTCTATTTATTTCTCTCATTGTTTTATTAATGATGATGTTTGTTGTCCAAATATGCTTTTAAATATGTCAGATTCTGTAGGTAATCTATTAGGATCTTTCTGAGCTGATTGGAAAGGAACTTTATCGTCTTGACCAAACAACTCAGCTTTTCTAATGTTTAATGCATCAATAGAATCCTTTGCAGTTATATTCTTATTAAATAAAGCTAGTTTAGATGTAAGGTTTTCTTTATCTCCAGCCCAGTGATTCTCAGCCCAAAAGTCTTGTATAGTTTGCTCATTATTCCATACCTTACTAAAGTCGGATACAGGATGTCCTTTATGATAGCCTAAGAATAGCATCTTTTGTTGATCTGCACTTAAGTCGCTAACATCAACACTCTTTGATCCTGCACTACCCATACTAACATCATGCAGCCACTTAGGTATAGCTAGGTTGTTATCTTTAAAATATCTAACTGTTCTATTAACAGCAGTGTTTCCTCCTTTCTTTTCTCCTACCTCAAATTGAAACAATCCTCTTCCAGGTCCATCATAGAATCCATCTTCCTCATTACCTGAAATCTGTTTAGCTTTAGGATCCATTCTCTGCTTGTGACCAGTTTCATGGAAAGCAATATAATCCATCATCTTGTTATACTGCTGAGGTGTACCGCCCTTCTCCTTTATAATTAATTGTAATAGTTCGTTTAGTCCTATCTCATCCATTAGAATCTACCCCCGTTAGTGTATCTTTTTTTCATTTTCATGCCTTTATTAGCCATAGGTGGAGCTATTGGAGCATATTGGTCTTGAATTGGAGGATTATAACCAGGATATAACCCTGGAGCAACATCTCCCCATCTTCTTCCTATATTACTCGTATCCCAAGTCCAGGCAGGGCGACCATCTATGCCTCCCTCTACAGGAGTTCTAATACTTTCTCCTTCCATCATAGGCTTCAAGGGATTACGTATCATATTCCATAAGTAGCCCTTTTCTACATCCCAATCTTCTGCTGCTCCATATTTAGTATAGGGATTATTTGTTTTTTGCAGTTCTTTAAATTCGTCAGACTTAGAACTAATACGTCTTATTTCTCCTGTTGTATTATCTATAATTTCAACATTACCTGGTCCATATTTAAGTCTATCAGCCGCAGCTTGTTCAGGTGTAATGTATTTAGCGCCTCCACCACTACCGCTTACCAAGCCAGTACCTCCTTCATTATATCTAGGTATTCTCATACCTTTATTAGCTTTAGGTGCAGACATCATAGCTTCTTGTTGTAATGTATTTCTCATTAAACCCTTCCCTACATTCATCATTTGTTGTAATCCCACTAATTGATTCACCTTTTCAAGATAAGGATTATTCATTGTTGGCGCACCTGATGCTCCTACCATTCCTCCTTGATTAAACATTAATGGAGCATACTTATCCGTCATTACGTTAGAAGTAGAATTAGAAGCAAACACATCATCTCTTCGTATTGGTGCAGGATTATTTGGCAATGGTTTTGAATCCCCCACATACGTTCCTTTTATTTCTCCGCTTTTTCTTTTATTTAAATGCTCTCTAAAGGGACCTACATAGTCTGGCCCAAGCCCTAATGCTATAGCTTCGTCAGACGTGTGATGTATACGTCTTTTGTTACCCGTGATTGGATCTGTAATCTCAAGAGATGGACGACCTCCTTGATTAAACTCTATAACATTCTTAGCAATATATGGATTACCTGTCATTAATGTATTTGGATCCAGGCCTCCTTCTGTTACATCAGAACCACCACCTGTACCTCCTCCAACCTTCTCTCTTATCATAGAATTTCGGGATACTTGATTTAAATTAGCGAATAAGCTTTGTAGGTTTTGATCTTCTTGTGTCATGATGTAAGGTTTAAGTTTTTACAAAGATATAAAAATTATTTTATTTTTTTGTGAGGGAGGGATACTATATGCTTAAAACCCCCCTTGGTTTTCAAAACTTTGGATACCCCACCCTATCTTTCCTTTTACTATTTTAAATAAGTATTAATTAAAAACATATATATATTATGAAAGATTTATTAAACAAGGTAGCAGCAGTAGCTGGATACACAGCTGCATTCATCCAAATCAATGCTGATGTAGCTAAAGAATATACTTCTGAAATGAAGACATATTACATAAAAGCTAAACAAAAAGGAGACAATTAGTCTCTTTTTTTTACATTATCTGTGAAAATACTATAAATATTGCGGATATAAGTGTGAGTGTGATACAGTCTAACACCCTTAATAACTATACTATAATACCTATAAATACTATAAGTATTAAGTTAAAACATTGATAATCAATCAATTAATACATTAGTAATGATTATAATAAGTATAAACTATATGTTCTAATATATTTAGCTGATTAGTATAATAACTTACTATTGAGTTTGCGAAGTTATACATTTTAAATGACATTGTCAAGCGTTCTAGCTATTTTTTACAACAAACTATATTCCTTAATATATTTAGCTGATTAAATATTTACTATTAATAATAAGTTATTAATTAATATATATACATTATGAGTGAGATAATCACAACACAAGAAGAATTAAATATCTTCAACAACTTAGTGGCTGATAAAATTCAATCACTAAAAGAATTTAAAACATTACAATTAGAATGGTTTATTTATTGTGACTTTTTAGAAACAATCAATACAAAACCATTATCAATGATAGATTATTATGAACTATCTATTTAAAACTATGGAGCCTAACGGCTCCTTTTTTACTATTATTAATAAGTATTAACTAAAACATATAAAGATATGATGACAGTAGGACAAGCAATATTATTAAATGCATTCTGTAGAGACAGAGGAGTGAATTCAACTATATCACAATACCATCTATTTTATAGATTGAGTGTAAAGCACAATAAATATATCTATAAGCATAAAAGAGCTGATATAAATAAAGCAGATAAAGCAGATAAAGCTTATTATGAGAGTATGGATGATGATTGGTGGTGGTAGAACTAACCATTCTAATAGACGGAGCCTAACGGCTCCTTTTTTACTATTAATAATAGATAAATTAATTACTTACTAATACATATTATAATATGAAACTTACAGACATCAGTTGCACTAACTGCAACAACACAACAGCATTTGAGCAT